TCAAACTGTATCTTTATCATTCCAAGTTATTGGAGTGCCAGCAGAGTCATTTAGTTAATCAATAAAACGGGAGCAAACAAATGAAATTAGCAATTACAATTACATATAACTCAGGCGAGGAAGCAATCTACACAGCCCAACCGCCTGAGTGGGCTAAGTGGGAGCAGAAAACAGGAAACATTATCAGCCAAGCATCTGAAAAGATCGGCGTTAATGATTTAATGTTTTTGGCTTATCACGCACATAAGCGAGAAGCAGCTGGTAAGGCTGTCAAACCTTATGAAGCATGGATGGAAACCGTTGCCGATATTCAAGTCGGTGATGTGAACCCAAAAGCCATCCAGTAGGAAGCCTAAGCCGGTTATTGGTTCAGTTGTCAATAGCAACTCAAATTCCAATGAGCGAATGGGTAGATGGATCGGATGTTTTAACAGCGTTAGAGATATTGGAGGATAGACACAAATGACCACTCCTTCAATAGCCTATGATAAAAAAGAATTAAACTCTATCGTTAAAGTGTTGCGTCAAATGGATGATACTGCTCAAGATCAAATGAAAAGAGCAGTAGGCGAAATAGCACAGGATGAATTATCTGAGATCCGTAGGGCTGCTTCCGGCCGACCAAATAAGGTTGCGAAAAGAATTGCCGATGGCGGATCTGTTAAAAAATCATCTTTACTTGGTGAGATTAGATTTGGTTTAGCAAGTCAAAAACTAAGTGGTGGAGCAACTACTCAATTCTCCAGCAAGGGCGATAAACCTAAAGTTGGAATTGGTGGCGGTGTTGAATTTGGATCAAATAGATTTAAGCAGTTCCCAGTTTGGTCTGGTAAATCTCCAAGTGGTATTGGTGCTAAGGGCTGGTTTATTTATCCTACAATTAGAAAAATGTTACCGGATGTAATTAAGAGATTTGAGAAGGCTGTGCTAGAAGTTAGAGGTGAGTGGAAATGATGGCTAAACCATTAACAATCGCACTTGCTGCGGATATTGATAATTTACAAAAAGGCTTAAAAGATGCTGAAAAAGCAGTTGATAAATCAGCAGCGCAGATTATAGATTTTGGTAAAAAGGCGGCATTAGCATTTGCAGCTGTTGGAGCAGCAGCTACCGCATTTGCAGTATCAGCAGTAAAGGCAGCAGCCGAGGATGAAAAGAGTCGCAAGAATTTAGAGCAAGTTATTAGATCAAGCACTAAAGCCACCGAAGATCAAATTTCAGCAATTGATAAATACATAACTAAACAATCTATTGCAACAGCTACAACCGATGATGTTTTAAGACCTGCATTATCAAGACTTATCAGATCCACTCAAGATGTAACTAAGGCTCAAGATTTATTGACTTTGGCTCAAGAGATCAGCATAGCGACAGGCAAGCCACTAGAGAGCGTCACAAATGCCCTAGGAAGGGCTTATGACGGGTCAAATACAGCTTTGGGTAAGTTAGGTTTAGGAATTGATGCAGCTACCCTTAGAACCCAATCTTTCGAGGAAACCACTAATCAGTTACGGGCAACCTATCAAGGGTTTATTGATAATGAAGCTACCAATGCTGAGTTTAAGTTTAGACAATTAACTATCGCTGTCGATGAAACTAAAGAGCAAATCGGAACTGCTTTATTGCCTATTGTCAAAGAATTGGCAGATTATTTCTTAGAAACTGCCGTTCCTTTAATTCAAGCATTTGCTGCTGGATTCTCTGGCGAGGATGGCGTTACTGCTGGTATAACTGAAGCTACTGAAGGCGCATTCCAGTTTGGCGAGCAGATTAAATCAACTCTTGAATTTGTAATTAGTATTAGAAAAGAATTAGCAGTATTGGGTGCAATTATTATTGGCGTATTTGTCGCTACCAAGATCGTCGCATTTGTTCAAGCAATCATGACTTTAGTAACTGCCATGAAAGCCCTACGAACTGCTGCTGCTGGTGCAGCTGTTGCAACCGCATTTGCTACTGGTGGAACTTCAGTTGGTGCTGCTGCTGCTGCTTTAGCTGCTGTGGCTGCAACTTATGGATTATCACAATTAGCAGGTGGTGGCGATCTAGGCGGAGCAGCCGTTTCAAATTATGCTCCATCAACTGGTAACTTTGGCGGTGGCGGTATGGGTCAAATTAACAATATAACAATTAATGCCATAGATGGCGAAGGTGCTGCTAGAGCTGTTGCTAAGACCCTAAACGCTCAATCTGCTAGAAGTGTTAGCGCATTAAGAGATAGAGTAAATTAACAATGACAGTCTTTACTCCAGACTGGAAGTTAACTGTCGGTGGGGTTGATTATACTGACATAGCCATTTCAGATGTTCAACACCAATCAGGTAGAACAGATATTTACCAACAGGCACTCCCTTCATATTTGCAGATTTCTTTGGTTGCATTAAATAATCAAACTTTACCTTTTGACATAAATGACTCATTTGATTTACAAGTAAAAGACTCAACGGGAAGTTATGTAAGTTTATTTGGTGGCGACATAACAGATGTAACTGTTGAAGTAGGTGCTACTGGAGCGACAGCCACAGTTGTTCAATACACGCTTTTGGCTATGGGTTCACTTGCTAGATTAACAAAAGAAGTATTTAATGACAACATTTCTCAAGATGAAGATGGCGAACAAATTTATGAAATTCTTTCAAGTGTTTTATTAGGAACTTGGAACGATGTGCCATCAGCCTCAACTTGGGCAACCTACAACGCAACCGAAACTTGGGAAGATGCAGTCAATCTAGGACTTGGCGAGATAGATCAGCCGGGTCTTTACACAATGAGTTCCCAATCAAATGTTACTAACACGATTTACAATGTGATTTCAGATATTGCAACTTCAGCCTTTGGTTATATCTATGAGGACAATGCCGGAAACATAGGTTATGCAGATGCAGACCATAGACAGAATTATTTGCTTAACAATGGTTATGTTGAACTAGATGCTCGCCATGCGTTAGGCGCTGGCTTATCTACAATCATGCGTTCAGCAGATGTTAGGAATGACATATATCTAAATTATGGTAGCAATTACAATCAGCAAGTTGATGCCACAGATGCCGCTTCAATTGCCCTATATGGCTACAAAGCCGAAACAATTAACTCTCGGGTTCATGGAACTGTCGATGCTCAGGCTATTGCCGATCGATACATAGCCCAAAGAGCTTACCCAATACCAGCATTTCAATCGATCACATTCCCAATCACTAACCCTGAAATAGATAACGCAGATCGGGATGATCTACTAGCTGTATTTATGGGGATGCCAGTTCATATTCAAAACCTACCGAGCCAAATATCAGGTGGAGATTTTGAAGGTTATGTTGAGGGCTGGTCATGGAGCACTCGGTTTAATGAACTGTTCCTCACAATCAATGTTTCTCCAGTCGCATTTAGCCAAGTGGCGATGCGTTGGAATACAACTCCAGCCACCGAGGCATGGAACACTTTAAGCCCAAGTTTGACTTGGGAGTACGCTACAATAGTCGCATAGGAAAAGGATAAAATGGCAACCACTACTAATTACAGTTGGACGACACCGGACGACACCGATCTGGTCAAAGATGGTGCATCTGCGATTCGTTCACTAGGAACTGCAATCGATAGCACAGTATTCACAAATGCCGGAGCAGCAATTGCCAAAACAATTGTTGATGCTAAAGGCGACATTATTGCAGCCACAGCAGACAACACAGTTTCTAGATTAGCGGTTGGTGCAAATGACACAGTTCTTACAGCTGATAGCACACAAGCAACAGGATTAAAATGGGCTACGCCTTCAAGCGGTGGTATGACTTTAATTAGCACAACAACTTTATCAGGTGCAACAACTACGCTTTCATCAATTCCACAAACTTATAATTCATTGTTTTTAGTTATTAGCGGTATGACAGCCAATACCGCAAATCAAAGGTTTAGGTGTTTGCCAAACAATGTTAATAATTTATCTGATTTTCAGACTATTGAAACTTCAGCAACTGTTACAAGCAGTAGTGATGCTGCCATTAGACTTAGCGAATCAACCCATTTAAGAACCAATGCTAGTAATGCTTGGGTTTTGAAAATTGACAACTACACCTCAACCACATCATTTAAGCCTTTAACTTTTAATGGTTTTTATGTAGACTCAACTTCAGCGAATAAGAGTATTACTGCTGGTGGTGCTTTCCGTTCTAATACTGCTATTACTTCATTAGTTTTTGATTACAATGGCGTAAATACTTTTGCAGGTGGCACAGTCCTACTTTACGGAGTTAAATAATGAGCAGACCAATAATAAGAATACACAATGTTGAAACAGATGAAATTATTGACAGAGAGATGACTGTTGCTGAGTTTAAGATAGCTGAGGCAAATCAAGCAGCAGAATTGGCAAGACAAGCCGAAGCCGAAACGAAAGAAACTGCTAAAGTAGCAATCCTTGATCGCATTGGTTTAACTGCTGATGAACTCAAAACCATACTTGGCTAATGAAGCCATTTTTATCTAAAGCTGCTGAAACATTCAGAGATCAAGTCAATGAGTGTTATCCAGACAGGGATCGTAAGAGTGATGGATGGCTGGCTTCTGTGGCACATATGCAACGAGCCACTAAGTCAGACCACAACCCTGACCCAAAAACAGGATGCGTTAGAGGGCTTGACATTTCTGCTCGGTTATCTGACGACAAAAGGCTTTCAGCATACTTGGCAGATCAAATTAGATTATATGGGAAATCTCAAGGCCGTATCAGTTATGTAATTCATTTAGGCAAAATTGCAAGTCCGGTGCTTAATTGGCGCTGGCGTAAATATAAGGGCTATTCGCCACACGATCACCATATACATATTAGTTTCAAAAAAGATCAAGACAATAACAAAGCAGAGTTTGACATCCCACTACTGAAAGGCAATTAATGAAACTATCTAAAAAACACAAAGCAGCGATTAAGTCATATTTAAGAGCTGTAGCAGCTAGTGGAATTACAGTTGCCCTAGCAATAGTGGCTGACATACATCCAGCCTATGCAACTATGCTTGGTGCGATTGTTGCGCCTATTGCCAAAGCATTAGATCCAAAGTCAGGGAGCGAAGCGGATTATGGAATTAATGCGTCATGACCGCAAACGAATGGGTTGGCATAGCCGTTGGCGTAAGCGCCGTATCTACAAGTTTATTACTGGGTCTGCGTTGGGTTATTAAATCCTATTTACAAGAATTGAAGCCTAATTCTGGAAGTTCGATTAAGGATCAAATTACTAGACTTGAAGCGCGTGTTGATGATCTGTTCGTCTTAATTAGTAAGCGATAATTTCTGCTATGGCGAACACACGAAAACGCACACCACGCAAAAAGGTTAATCGGAGAGTAGTTCGCCACACTCCTGAACCATTATCAAAACTATTAGCCGATGGGCTGAAAAAACACCTTTGGCTTATCAGCAGACCCTTGACGATGATCGCAAGGCGACTCAAGATATTCTTTGGGCTTTAACCGAGCATTCAAAAGAAGCTCACATAATTAGATCAAATCACACAGATAGACTTTACAACACACTATTAAAAGTCCCGGGCTTAATCAGCCTTCCCGAATTGCAATACGCCAAGTTCATGCAGTTCGATGATTTAGGCATAACCTTCCATAAGCAATTCTATGAATTTGAAAAAGGCTGGATCTTGGCGCATGGCGATGAAGGCAACATGAATCCCAACGCTGGACAGACTGCCCTAAATCTTGCCAAAAAG